GGCCGCTGCGAACCTGAAAGAGATGGAGATCAAGTCTGCGATTGCCGTCAAGCTTGTGCAGGCGGGCTTCGACCCGGCGGCGACGCTGCAGTCACTGGGCCTTGACGAGTTGCCGCACACTGGCCTCCCGTCCGTGCAGCTGCAAAACATCGCGCAGGTCGAACCGGAAGATCCGCAGGCAGCCTACCCGGTGGCATCGTGACCATCTCCACCGCGCAAATCACAGTCGGCACCGCGAGGGTGCTATTGGCTGCAGCGGATGATTCTGGTCAGAGAGTGACCGTGCATAACAATGAGTCGGCCCAGCAGGTTTTCCTCGGTGGCAGCGATGTCACCACGTCGAACGGTATTCACCTCGATGGTAAACAAGAGCGACAGATGACGCTCAATCCGGGAGAGTCGCTCTATGGCATCGCGAGTAACTCGTATGTCGTGAGCGTCATGATTCAGAAGCAGGATTAGGTTGCCTTATTTTATTTCTGATACGGAGCCGGACTGTTCTGGGTGGGCGACTGTGAAGCTTGACGAGGGTGGTGAACCAATCACGATTCATTGTCACGCGACGAAGCAGGAGGCGATTGACCAGATGGTCGCGATCAGCCTGAAGGAAGGATTGGAGCCGGGCGGCGAGCGCGCACTACCTGATAACTACCGGCCCGCATTGGCTGACAACGTCCCGGAAGGCCGCGCCTGTGGGAACTGTTATTTCTACGACGAGTCCAACGTCCAAGGCGACAAGGCGTGGTGCGAACGCTGGGATGATTACGTCGATGGCGGCTACTACTGCAATGCATGGCGCGCCGATGAGGTAGATGATAATGATCAGGAAGATACCGAAGATGACACGGCTTACCGTGCGCCTGCGCCACCCGAGGATCAGATAACAGGTTCTGACGCCAACGCTCCCGGCTCTGCTTCGGGCGCTGGCGGCGACATCAAACTCGGTGAGAATACTCAGACGGCCCTACGGAATAAAGTCTCTGAGCATAATGATGCGATGGCTGCCGCTGATCGTCCAGATTGGACGCGGACAACTTTTGGCCAACTCGCAGCGGTTTACCGTCGAGGGTCTGGCGCATACTCCAGCAGTCACCGCCCCGGTGTTAGTCGTGCGGCGTGGTCAATGGCTCGTGTAAATGCTTTCCTATATTTACTGCGTAGAGGGCGACCCCAGAACGCCGCTTACACAACGGACTTTGATCTGTTACCCGAAGGCCACCCGAAATCAACGCGCACCCTAGACGAGCGACAGGTCAACCTTGAGCTGCCAGAGTATATCCGCGAAGCTGCAGCGCGAGGGTTGGAATACTACGCTGATGGCTTGGCCGGCGACGGCGTTGTCGCCCGCACAATCCGTGAGGCTCGATTGTTGGCTGATGGGCAAGTGTCGGAAGACAAAGTGATCCGCGCGAGCGCGTGGGCCGCGCGCCACCTAGTTGACCTTGATGCGGAAGATAATCGTGACCCTGATGCGGATGGGTTCCCCGGCGCCGGGGCGGTTGCGTTCTACCTGTGGGGCATCAACCCGCTTGCGCCGCAGGCCGCCATCGAATGGTATGCGCGTAAGGCGGAGCAGATTCGCGAGGAGGAGCGTAGCGTGATTGTCATGTCTGAACGGGCCGGTGCTACGATTGAGCATATGAACAGCACCGTCGAAACGCGCCGCATCACCGTCAACGAGTTCGAGATTCGCGAAGACGTTGCCACCGAGGGGATGCGTTTCGCCGGTTACGCCGCCGTGTTCGACTCGCCGTCGGAGCCGTTGCCATTCATCGAGCAGATCCGTCCGGGCGCATTCGCGACGAGTCTCAGTTCGCGGAATGAGATCAAGATGTTCGTGAACCATGATACGACGAGGGTGCTCGCGTCGAAGCGCGCCGGGACGCTGCGATTGTCGGAGGATAGTCACGGGCTACGGGTCGAGGCTGACCTGCCGCCGACGACGGATGGTAAGGATCTGGCCATCTTGATGCGCCGCGGTGATGTTGATTCGATGTCGTTCGGTTTCAGTGTGCCGAAGGGCGGCGATGCGTGGTCGCCGGATGGTGCGACGCGCGAGCTTCGCGAAGTGCGGTTGCATGAAGTGTCCATCGTCACGGCATTCCCCGCATACGCGGCGACGAGTGCGGGCGTCAGGAGCCTTGAGAATCTTGCGGCAGCGACGGGCGCGGATGCGTCCCTGTTGGATGCGGCGATCACGAAACTTGAGGCCGGCGAGATGCTTGATGATGAGGCCGCAATGCTGATTGAGAGTGTCGTGCAGAAGTTGCGTGCCGATACGACTATCGGGTCGGATGCGAAGGCGTCGCTTGAGATGAAGCGTAAGCAGCTTGATCTCCTCTTCGCGCGCGTCTAATCATACTTCTGGCCTGATACTATTTGGGTTGTCTGATCTGCGGAGCCGCGTCAGGCGTGCCGGGTGCGGAGCCGCGCCGGAATCCGTTAGGCCAACCCTTGATTCTTGAAAGGATCAGACACTCATGAACGAGTATCTCAAGCGACAGACCGATCTCCGCGCATCCGCGTGGGAAGAGGCGAAGAACCTGCTCGACGCAGCTGCGGCTGAGTCGCGCGACCTGACCGCCGAGGAGAACGTGATTTATGATCGCATCTCCGAGGACATGGACAACCGCGCCCGCGTCATCGAGCAGATGACGAAGGACGAAGAGCGCGCGCAGCGCCTCGACGCCGTGGCCGCCAACGTCCGCACCGACGAGGTCGCCCCGGCTTCCGAGGCCGACGACACCGAGATGGTGCGTGCCCTCACCCGCGGCGAGATCCGCAGCGCCAACTTCGAGAAGCGCGACGTCCTCACGTCAAGCACAGGGGCTCCCGTTCCTACGAGCTTCTACGATCAGATCATCCTCAAGGCCCGACTCGTCGGCCCGATGCTTGCCACCTCGACCATCATCGAGACGGCTGGCGGCGAGAATCTTCAGATTCCGCGAATCAACACGTACAGCGGTGCGACGGTCGCAAGTCAGGCCGGAACCATCGGTGAGTCCGATCCGGCATTCTCCGCGTTCATCACGATGAGTGCCTTCAAGTTCTCGTACATCACGCAGGTCTCGCGTGAGATGATCGAGGATTCTGGCGTCGACATCCTCGGCTTCCTTGCCGATCAGGTCGGTCAGGGCATCGGGTTCAACGTGAACTCGAAGCTGACGGTCGGCACGGGTACCGTCGAGCCGCAGGGCATCGTCGGCGCGTCGACGCTGGGCATCACCGGCGCGACGGCCACGAGTGGCCTGTTCACCGCCGACAACCTGATCGATCTCGTCTACAGCGTGGACGGTGCGGCTCGGATGCTTCCGGGCGCAGGCTTCATGATGAACGGCGCTTCGATCGGCAAGACTCGCAAGCTGAAGGACACGGCTGGTCAGTACGTCTTCCAGCCGTCGCTCGCCGTCGGCACTCCGGATACCCTCCTCGGGTACCCGCTGTACGAGAATCCCGCCATCGCGGACGCTGGAACGGCTGCCAAGTCTGTCCTCTTCGGACACCTGCCTTCGTACTACGTGCGCACGGTAGGCGGCATCCGCGTGGATCGGTCGGACGACTTCGCGTTCTCCACTGATCTCGTTACGCTGCGCGTGATCTACCGCCTCGACGGCAACCTGCCGCAGGCGACGCACGTCAATCACTTCATCGGTGGCGCGTCCTAACCGGTAGGTACAATCGGTGGCTACCCGGCGGTGATGCCGGGTAGCCACTACGTTGATCGGGAGGGATCATGACGAACAGGGCAACTCGCCGCAAGCTTGCGAAAGGCGGCTCTCCGCCCGAGGCGGGTTCTGAGCCGCCGAGTGTGACGAGGCAGCGTATCCTCTTCAGCTCGAATGCGCCGTTCGCCCCTACGGGCTACGGCGTGCAGACTGCGCAGGTTGTGTCGCGGATGGCTGCTGATACGCACGAGGTCGCCATCGCGTGTAACTACGGGTTGCAGGGTGCGGAGACTTCTTGGATGGGCGGCGTGAAGCTGTATCCGACTGGGTCGAGCGGGTATTCCGATGACATCCTGAAGGCTCACTCTCAGCATTGGGCGCATGGCAGTGACCTGCCGAGCCTCGTCGTCGTCCTGTTCGATGTGTGGGCGCTTGAGAATCCCGGCATCCGCGACATCCCGAAGATTGCGGCGTGGGCACCCGTCGACCATCAGCCTGCACCGCCGAAGGTTGCCGCGTGGGTGAGCCGTCCGAACGTCAAGGCGTTGGCGATGAGTCGCTTCGCCGAGCGGATGTTTGCAGACGGCGGCGTCGAATCGATTTACATTCCGCACGCAGTCGAACCCGTGTTCCGACCGACGCCATCATTCGCCGACGCTGAAGGCCGTTCCGTCACAGGCCGCGAACTGATCGGCGTTGACGAGGATCGTTTCGTCGTGATGATGAACTCAGCCAATAAGGGCCGCACCCCGGTTCGTAAATGCTTCGGCGAGAACCTGCTGGCGTTCGGCATCTTCGCGAAGAATCATCCTGATGCGGTGCTGTATCTGCATACGGAACTATCCGCAATCTCAACGGGCGTTGATTTGCCAGCACTGATCAAAGCTTGTGGCATCGCGCCGGATCAGGTGCGCTTCGTTGATCAGTACCTCTACAAGATGAACCTTCCCCAGCAGGCGCTCGCCGCGCTCTA